GCCAATTCCCACTTCCAGCCATCAGTCGGGTTTCTTATGCCCCTCTGGTTGTCGATCATCCAGGCCTTCGCTGCCTCGATGTCCTCAAAAAACCGCTCGTCTGTTGCGTAGTCGATTCCGTGCTTCGTGCAGATCTCGTAGCGGTTGTGGCCGTCAACAATGCAGCCCTGCCATGTGATGATCTTCTCTCTGCATCCTTCGGCCTTTATGCTCTCCTCGAGTATCCTGTACTCGTCAGGCTGAAGAGGGGGGATGAGTGCTTTTAATGCTGGGTCAATTTTGAGCGCCATATCACCTGTGTTTAGAAATAAAAAAAGCCCGGAACCATGATGGAGCAGCATCACAGAACCGGGCTTATCGGAGGAACACCAAAATCTGTTGTGATCTGCTCATCACACCTCAAATATACTGCTTTCAAAACCATCAGTCCAATCAACCGGCCGAGTTCAGATACTTTCTGATGGCATAGTTGATCAGGTCATTCATCGACTTGCCGGTCCGCTTGGTCATCTGCACCAGGTGGATCTTGATCTCCGCCGGAACCCGGATGTGCAGCTGCTGATGGTCTTCGTCTTTGGGAAGTGTCGGTGGCTTCATGTCATGCGTATTCACCTATCAGGAAGTCGAGAAGATCTTCTCGCTCCACCGGCAGGTAGTGTTTGAGTATGATGTCGATCACCTTCGAGTAGAAAGCATCGAACTCGGTCTGGTCCATCTTGTCGAAAGCGATACTCTTCGGCAGGTAGACCGTCTCACCCTTCGTCGTGGTGAAGCTCGTGAAATGCCCGGCCTTCATCGTGATCTCCGCTCGCAGATGCTCGATGTCGGGATAGTGATCGTCCAGCGCTTCCGGGAGATTGTCCCAGACAAGCTTGAGCAAGCTGAAGAACTTCCTGTGATGCTTAGCATTCCGCTCACGATGCACGGAGAAGCACCACGTTTGCCCGTGCGCCATCTTCTCCAGTATGATGGCATCTTGCTCCCCCTCCGGGATCAGCGAGCCGTCAGGACGCTTGTAGAGATTCAGTGTCTTCATCGATCTGATGTGTGAAGATGCCGGCCTTGGCCACCCTCATGTATGTCCTGTGCTCATGCTGCATCAGAGTACCGCCTCCAGGTCAAAGAAGCTGGTGACGACCTGTACCGTGTCGCCCAAGTTGTAGGGAGGCGATGACCGATGATCCATCAAGAAGGTCTCCATGTGATACTCAACCCCGGACAGGACGATCGAGGGATAGGCGAACCGGTCGATGGTGACCGTCTTGATCCGCTCATGCTGATTGGTGTACGTGATGATCCCTTTGCGGTACTCATCGATCCAGACCTTGCCGGCTTTCATCCTGACTGTGCCGACATAGATCTGCCGGTATCTCAGCCGAGCATCCCTCGGAACGTGGACCCGGCCGATGCTCTCAATGGGCGTGGAGATGATCACGACCTCGTCGTACCCGGCCAGGTACGGACTGGGCTTGGTGTAGAAGGTCATCGGGATCACCCGGTCGATGTAGTCCTCACCCACTGTGCTGGGAAGCGAGCAGGAGGCGAGGAGCAGTAGAGATAGGATCATGGTTCTCATGTGTCTGGGATTGATTTAATCCAGCCGCTGCGTTCAAACAGTCGACCGGCTGCAACAAACTAATCCACCCGAGGCTGTCACACTCCGGATGGCGTCCTGTATCCTGTCATGAAGTGGACCGCCCGGGAGTCGAACCCGGCTCCAGTCTGTGCCCGTGCCGGCCTTGCAGACTGTCGATTCCAGATGCGGCCCCACCATCACTTTGATGTGTGTGCTGGATGTGGCAGGTCGCCAAGGTATGTCACCGAGAGGATGAAATACGCTCCCTGTAAGCTCATCACCTCGGTACGTGATGTGTGCAAGATGTGACCCTTGCCCCGAGCCGCTGTCAGCACGCGATTGCGAAGCCGGTTGACCGTCGTCTCCTCCTTGCAGTAGAAGTCCATCTTGCCAAGCTCACCGGACTCGATGGCCTCATAGTAGTCGCTGGTCATAAAAGACATACCGTCGATTAGACCGCCCTTGTCAGAATGGTAGCTCCTCATCTTGGCCTCCGTAAAGATTGTCGCTTGCATCTTGGTACTGACCCTTCTCCTGTACAGGAGCGGATCTTCGGTCCACCGGCTCGGCTGGCTTTTCGTATGGCTTGGACAGCTTCAAGGACATGTACTTCTGACCCTTGCGATCCGTCTTGATCCATGCGGCCAGATCGAACTGACTGCCTTTCCACTCACCCCGACCTTTGTAGTCGGGATGTTTATCTGACTCCTTGTACTCGTTCTTGAAGAGTACCGCGCTGTCTGGATAGTCGCTCATTTGTATCTCCGGTATGTGTTGATGGCGGTGACGGTCGTGGCGATGAGGACCAGGACGACGATGCCCAGCCCCCACATGGCCAGACCGTCCCATGCCGTGGTGTGTGTAATCTCAGGATAGTAGCTTGACTGCATGGCGAAAGATCAAAAGTTCTTGGTAGAGGCCATATCGCATCCTTGCTTCACCGTGGTCAGTGGCGATCCAGTCGTAGCTCTTCGGATCGAAGCCCATCTCGGAAAGCCTATTCCTTTTGACCCGGTCGAGATCGCTGGAGTCGATGACCTGGAGCGCATGCTCGATCTGCTTGATGTAGAGCTTGTAGCGATCACAGTCCTTTGCATGATCGGAGTGCGGCTGCGTCCTCGCTAAACCTTTCTGCCTGTCGCTCAAAATAGTCCTGCGTTTGCTTTTCAGACCTTTTAGATCCGTGTAGGATCCTTTCAAGAGTTTGTTTGCCATGCTGTTCCTCGATGAATTTTCCGTGTATGTATTGATGGCCGCTCTCAAAACGATTGCACTTCTTGCACTGCGCATGGCAGTTGTGCTCATCGTACCGAGTAGCCAACCGGTTGCGTGAGATAAAGTGCCCGGCATCCATCTCTGTCCAGTGCGCCTTTTTTCCGCACGTGCAGCAGGTGCAGATTCCATTGTGATCCGCATCGCGAAGCCTGATGTACTCCGAAAAGTACCTGTCCGCCTTTTGCTTGGACAGCGACTTGGTCCGGGACTTTCTCATACTGACAGCGGCATTGAGATTGCTGGATGTGCCTCGTAGCCGGCCAAGTCGAAGTCGTCCACGTCGTACTCGTGGATGGCTTTTTTTACGAAGGTCACCCTCGGGAGCGGCTTCGGCTTGCGCATCATCTGCTCCTCGATCCCTTCGATCGGATCGCCATTGCGGTAGTGGGTCACCGTGAGATTGTGTTCTGCAAGTTTCATCCTTCTTCCTCCACTCTTGACTTGATGTACTCGCGATAGATCGCCTGGTATCGCGGGTCGTATGGCCTGACCTCCTGCACGTCAGACGACGCGCAAGAGGGGCAACCAAGACTTTCGTAGCCTCCGTACTCATGGTACTCAACTGGATCCTCAAATAGATCCTCGCAATTCTGGCACTCGTATATTTTCATCGTTTCCTCCGTTGGATGTTCTGGCCCAGCACAATAAGCAGGGCCGTTATTGTTGCGTATATGACTGCTGCTGCGATCATAAGTCACCGGACCCTGTCACAGGCCCGGATTCACCATAACTACCAATCACTAAACCAAACTCTCGAAATACGCCATCACCTGCTTGCTCACCTTGTAATGCCTGCGAAGATCTGCCGGCTTGACCCGGCCTGACTTGACGGCCTCTTCGACTTTGATGAAGGTCTCCTTTGTGGTCCCTTTGACTCCGTCACCGCCTTCATCGAGCCAGATCTTGTCATCTTTCTGGCTGGCCTGTGGCCTGGCATCGTCGGCCTCCATGCTGTCGATATCCTGCGTGTCGTCAAGCAGAAGCAGACCGGCCAGTGCGTACTTGCGAGCATAGGATGAAGCCGTGCCTGTGATCTGCGGCTCGTCCATGCCTTTCTTGATCTCCGGCTCGCGAGCGTGGGCAGTGGTCTGCCAGACACCATCCTCCGCATAGAGCGTGGCTTGACAGGTGATGTAGACCCGACCGGCCACTTCCTCGATTCTGTCGTCGAGTGTGAGTGTGGCTTTCAGCTCGATCAGAAGAGGCTTCACCGCCTCCATGATGTCTTCCAGGCTGCGATACTTGTACTTCGCGAAACTATTTACCCTGCTCTTTGGTACTTTGAGCCGAGTCTGGATCTGATTGAGTGTGTTCATCGTTTCCTCCGATGCGTTTTACTTTGCCTTCAAGACCAGCGACGTGCTGACCCTGGATGTTGCTGGCTCCACCAATATACCATTGTCATCGGCGAAGTCCGCATTTTTTTGCGCACTGGCATACGCTTTCTTCATCAGCGCCTGCCGGTTCTTCAACAGCACATCGAGCCGGTCGTACTCATCGTCGCCTTTGTAGCTCCATGACTGCCTGGACTGGACCGCGATCTCGTATCCGTCCTGCTCGTAGGTCTTGCCACCGATCTGCTCGCGCTTCGCGATGGCCTCGTCAAGCGCCCTTTTGCGGTACTCCCCGGCGATCTTCTCGATCTCGTAGAAGCGGATGTAAGTGCGGATCGGATCGACCTGACCGTCCTCCAGCTGGTCCATCAGCCGGGACAGGTAGTCGGTCGCCGGATCATCCATCCTGTTCATATCACGTCCTCCAGTGTAAGGTTGAGATGCTTCATCAGAAGCAACGTGTTTCTGCCATTCAGCCCACCGAGCCGGTTGAAGCGATGCAGGCAGTAGTACTCGACTCCGCTGTCTTTCGAGATGCGATGCAGGCTCCGGGACTTCATGGCCGTGTGCAGTGCTTTGCGTAGTGCGTCCATCAGAATGCCACCTCGAAGGCGATATACATGAGTGCGAATGCCAGCATGAGTGCGCCCATCTCGATCTTCTCGATCAAGGTCAAGGTCGCGTCTTTCTTGTCTGTGCCGATGGTCGAGTAGGATCCGACCGTCCCCGGCCGGATCCTGTCGTGTCTTCGTGTCATCAGAATGGAAGTGTGTGAGTTTCGGTTTCGGTTTCGGTCTCCTCCTCTGGGCGGATCCAGCTCATCCCTTTGACGGGATCGAAGCCGTGCGCCTCTGCGAGCCAGTCGCTCATCTGCACCAGGTCTTGGTACTCGGTCATCTTGACCACGTCCTCGCCGACAGCTAAGGGGAGTGTGATCTTGATGATCATCTCCATCGCGCTGACCAGCCGGACCTCGGCCATTCTTTGATCAATCGGGATCTGGTAGGCGTACTTGTTATCGGTCTTCGCAAAGAAGCGATCTTTGCTCATGTACTTGTCGTGCTTCATGGTTTCCTCCGTGTTTGGTGAATAGGGGACCCGAAGGCCCCCGGTTAGGTTAAGCTGATTTCTTTACTTCGATCTTCTCTCTGTCCGCTACATCAGCGTCGATACAGTCTTGCGCATCTTCGAGGCATACGAACATTTTGCTGTCGCATTCCGGCGAAGAGTAGGGACCCCATGCTTTCCCGTTCTTTGTCTTGCGCGAAATGATCCTGTAAACTTTCTCTGAGAAATCGATGGTTAAGATCGACCAGTTTCCGTTGGACTCGTCATCCCCTCTTCTGCGACACGTCGATTCGATGATGACGTAGTGGCGTCCGACTTGACGGCCTTGCTTATCAAAAGCATGGAAATCGTATTGCTGCTCACAGACCACGACACTATTAAGCTTGACGACGATTGACTTGATGTATCCTGGCTGGTAGCTGTTGTAGATCTTTTCGTTGGTTGCTGGAAATGCCATTGGTTGGTTCCTCATGTGGTTGTTGTTGACTCTGAACCAATATACCACTTTCTGAACAACATGCAAAAAAAAAGTAAGCACAGGGCAAAAAAAAGATCAGCCGACCCGGCCGAGTGCCTCGATCAGCACTTGTGCGATCCCTGCGGATCCAGCTCCTGCGCCCACGCAGATCCAGAAGATCTTGCTCATGCGCCCCTCGATGATCGTGACCTTGCTCTCCACGTCATCCAGCCTGCGGACCATGCCCGGCACGCCCATGTCCCTATCACCCACCAGTGCAATCTCGATCCGCTCGAGCCGGTCTTCGAGCTTGTTCAGATGCTGCAGGATCTCATCCATGCCAGCGCCTCCCTTGGCCCCAGACATCGGTGTGCGTGAAGCCTTCATAGATCCCCACCCCTCCTATCGGCAGACGCTTTACGATCCTCTGCACCTCTTCCAGGTCTGCCTTGAGAGGATACCAATCGAAGGCCATCCCCATTAGATGCTTGGAGTTCTGCGCCCCACCGATGAGCCGATTGTGCTCCACCGTCCTGTACCATGAAGAGATGCGTATGGGGCCAAAGCGGTCGCGGAGATACTGCGCCAGATCCACCGCCGATGGATGGATCAGCACTTCATCAGACCAGTCTTTGCAGCGTGCCTCCCAGAGCTGGAAATTTTCCGCCAGCCGGTGGTCCGGTCCGACCTCGCTGATCTTGAGCCAGTATGAGTCGTCAGGATTCTGGTTGATCCACATCGCTCTTCTTGATGAGCCTCTTCTCATCCTGGAAGAAGTCGATCACACCGATCACGGCCAGCACCAGCGCCACGATCACTGTGAAGCCATCCGGGTCCACTTGGTAGCCAACAGCGCCGGCAAGCGCCGTAAGCCCCTTGTACGTGGAGGGTTCGCCGAGTCTCTCTTGAAGCCAAGTAATCATCGCGCTTACTGTTTTCTTTGGGTTGACAAGCAAAGATACGAAAAGCAGAGAGACTGGAACCACCGCCGGCTTGACCTTCATCCAAAGTCTCTCGCCCCTCCGCCACATCACCAGATCTCTCTGTGGAGCCTGTGGCGCTCTCTCTGGCTCGATCTCCGGTGCAGGCGTATGTAGACCCACCTTCGGGACCTTACGCCTTGTCAGTGGATTTGTGCGCTTCATAGACTTTTTTCTCGTAGGTCTCCACGATGGCCTTGAGCCATGCGATGGCCTGTTGATGCTCGGCCTGTGAAGCCGGAGCGTTCAGGATGTACTGCTCGAGGAGGATGATTTCTTTCATGGGATGTTGTTTCGTTTAATCCATGCTGCGTATTCCGGTTGCAGCGCTTCGATGATCTCGGCCTCTGACAGGTCACCCGGTACAGTCGCGGATGTACTTTGCCGAAAGCCAGATTTTTCAAAGACGTAAAGGAATTCCGTGCGGTCAACGGCCTGGTTGTAGGCAATGTCTTGTACTGTGATCATGTTGCGTAATATGGAATTTTGTAATTCGTTCCGCTGATGTTGACCTGAAGGTATCCCACCACCTGGGCCGGCACGTCCCCGTTGCCCCCTGCCGTCGCGCTTGTCGATGTTGTCCCATCCCATCTTACATCACCCGCGATATGTAGTTTGCCGGTGTAATTGGAGACACTTGTGCCGATGTTCAGAAGAGGATCCACGAGCACTTGAGCCACGCTTGGACTCAAAACCGATCCGGTTCCGATCAGAGTAATGTCAGACTCGACAGTCGTGGATGCAGGACCTGATTGAAGCACCAGATACTCATTTGCTGTCGTGCCTGACAAGACCATTGCCGAAGTCGACAAAGCCCCTGCTGCAAGTATCTCTCCAACGGATGTCCCACCTGCTGTCTTCATCTCGATCTTGCCGGACGTGCCAGAGTCTCCGATAGAAATCGTTTCGTTTACTTTCAGTCCAGTACTGTCAATCGTGACCCCGGCCGATGTCCCGGAAAAGTTTGTTGTGATCAGCTCTGTGGCGGTGATGGTTCCTTTGACCACCAGCCCAGTGGCGACCGTGTAAGACAGGACCTGATTGTTGCCTGCATCACCGATCTGGATCTCCGTGCCGGTCACGAAGCCAAGCTCGTTACCTGATCCATCGAAGAACCACAAGCCATAATCGTTCCCGGCTCCGGGATCATAGTAGCCGAGCCGGATGACCTCACCGGCAGTGCTATTGATGACCTTGAAGGCTCCATTATTGTCGACAATCCAGTCACCATCGGTGTACTCGACATCGCCATCAATCTCCAGCTTGTCTCCGGCCTTGGCCCAGAAGCCGTAAGTACCACTTGGGAAGTTGCCGGACCCGTCATTCTTTGGCAGGCCATCAAGGTAGCCCATGGCCACGATGTCATTGGAGCCATCATTGATGACTACTCGTCTGTCACCTTTCTTCAGCTCGATCCTTGCTCCGGCTGCAGCGCTTTGGAGCGTGTCGTTGCCAATGAGCCATCCGGCGATATTGCCACCCGAGTCATTGAGCGTGTAATTTGTGGCCGTGATGCTTCCGCCTGAACCGATGGTTAACGTGCCACTGACTGTGGCCAGCCATGTAGTGATCTCACCCGCATCCAGATTGCTTACCGTGATTGTTGACGCATCCAGCGTGCCGGTCGTGATCTCACTTGCATTGAGATTGGTCACATTCACCTGGGAAGCATCGAGTGTGCCGGTCGTGATGTAGTCGCCCTTGATGCTGGTGAAGGCTCCACGCCAGACACCGTAGATAATGAAATATCCAGAGGCCGTTGGCGCTGATGTGTTGGCCACCGTCGCGACGCTGTTTGACGAGAGAGTGTTGATATACCCCCAGTTCTCGATGGACTCATCGTTGATGCTCCTGGCCAGAAGGATGTCGACACTCGGACGGTATGTGCCAGAGATCGCCTGTGAGTCATAGTTGGTCACAGACCCGGCGGAAACGCTGACCACATTGCCGAAAGCATCCACATTTCGGATGAGGAAGATGTCCCCATTCGTGCGATTGAACGACGCATTCCCGGATCCGTCTGTGCCTAAAAAGCGGATGTAGTCACCCACTACATATCCACCGACTGTGATGTCTGTCCATGCGTCCGTGGTGGTAACCTCTAAACCAACGCCCCCAGAAAGCCTGCACCTTACCCCAAGCAGAGTCGTGTTCGTGGATGGAATGTAAACTTGCGCCCGGACATAGCCATCATGTGTAGGCGATGAGTCTTGGATGAAGACATTGCCCACGCCAGTAGCGGTGCAGGTCACTTCAAGAAGCCCCCGGCCGATTCCTCTCCTGAAAATGGTGGTGGCGGCCTGCTGACCGAAGGTCACCGTGGCACTCGTCCCCGTGAATCCATCAGCGCTGGTGCGGAAATCGTAGCGCTTTTGATATGTCGGCAAATTGACGAAGCGATACGGTGTCGTGTCTCCATCCTGTGTGTTGTAGACGATCTCGCCGCCCTTAAGTTCGGTGTTGTCGCTTCGAGTTGTTGGTGCGCCTGCTCCAGTTGTGAGCAGGTCTGCCTCATTCACATCTGAGTCGGTTTCCAGAGGTGGTACGCCGACACGTGGTTCAAGCGTGACCGGTGTGAGTGATTCAGGAATGATACCGTCTTCTGCAATGTCAAAGACATCGGTCGCAGAAAGGCTGCTG